CCAGTTGCACTTAATGTTCCACCAATAAATGTTAAATTTGCACCAATAGTTACGTTACTAAATCCACCTGATCCATCACCATAAAGAATTGATGTTCCGCTTGTTGCTGGCGCATAGTCAGTGCCAGATATTGCGGCAAATATTGATGTTCCATTACCCTGCAAAAGACCTGTAACCGATGTGCCAAGAGTAATAGCAGGCGTTGTTGTTGGATTGGATACACTTCCCGTAAATCCACGAGCCGAAACAACAGAAACATTTGTAACGGTTCCAGTGGCTCCACTGCTTCCGCTTACAACATTTGTAATGCGACCTTGCGCATCAACGGTAATATTTGAGTTTGTATAGGAGCCAGCCGTTACCCCTGTGTTGGTAAGAGAAATAGTTCCCGTCGTGTTGATTGGCCCACCCGTCAATCCAGTACCTGTACTAACCTGAGTAACAGTGCCAGCGCCAGCACCACCTGACCCAGCTATTGCCTGCGCGGTAGTTTGTACTGTCACACCATTTTGAACAATAGGCACAGCCTCAGTGCCAGTTAAGGTCTGAGCGTTTGGTAATTGGGTGATGGTTACTTGTGCCATTATGGTTGTAATTGAATTATGTCGTTGTTGCCATCATTTTCAGGATTCTGATTGTTTTGCTGGGTGCTAAGTATGTACTGACCATAGCCACCAGTGTCAATGTCATTTGGATTCGTTGCCACACTTACGTCTGGACGAGGAAATTTTAAAGTAATCTTCTCAGTTTTCCTAGCAGGCAAACGATAAGGATCTTTTTCATCAGCGCAATTTTGACGACAAACAGACAGACCGGGGAAGTTCGGGTCAGGCTGAGCCTCATCTATCGCCCTCTTCATACGGCATCTATCGCAAATAAAAATTGCAATACTGGCATTTCCGTCAGTATTAAGGAATCTAGGCATGATTACCTCGTGTACACGCCAATATTCGGCGCAAGGTAAATCGGTGATTTGTCGCGCTCTTCTTGTTCCGCCATGTTGAAATACTTTTCGGCTTGACCTTCCAAGTATTGAATACGGGCTGGTTCAACAGAAGGCAAAATCTGAGCCATTTGATGAGCCAACATATTCTGAATTGCCATCAACCAACGATCAGGAATAGCCAACTGACCATCTAATCCGCCAACGTCTTGAATTTGGGCTGAATACCACACAACCATCTGCACAAAAGCGCTTGATGGAGTAGGCCATATCGTGATGGTTGCCTGCGGAATCGTTCGATTTAACCAATATTGGTAAGGCTGATTGGCAGTGAAATTTTTGTTTGGCAGGTTGGTGTAATCATCACGGTTCAATCGAGCCATTGTGATTTCAGTGCTGTTTGTGCCAAAGTAAAGCTCACGCAATGACAAGGTTGTTGTGCCAGTTGCCCGCATGCGGTAATACTGCACGTTTGAGCCGGGGTCAATGTCCTGCCAAATCCATTGCCCATCAGTCACAGATACCGAAGTTCCTGTGTACAAAGTCACCCAAGTAATATTATCCAAAGATGACTCAAAAACATAGTTCCATGTCTGACTTCCGCCGCCAGAAATGTAAGGCATAAAACCAATAGAACCAATGTAATTGGTATTACCAGCACCATAATCAATGGATATGTTGCCAGCCGCACTGGTTTGTTGACAATAAGTGGTTGTATTGCCATCAAAAGCATTTCCAACAACTCCGCCAGCAGATGATGTATATGTGCCAGTTGGACGGGTCATTGTCCTGTATAAGGCGTTTAAAACGTCATTCCCACCCACTGGAAGCTGATATTCATAGTCATTAGGAATTAAACCTAAAACAACCTTTTGAATGGCAAAATATTGAATGCCTTGGTTGATCAGGTTGCTCAACAAATAAAACAATGCCCTCTTAGCAGAAACTACCTGCTCAACAGTTAATTCCTCAGCCAGCTTTCCAGCACGACGAGCGCCATCATCAATCAGGTTTTGGACTGATATTGTGGTTTGACCAACCGTGCCTGAATATGCCATTGTTTACCTCACCAATTAGAATTTTTTTTGCCTTTAGGAGCCGTAGACACACCGCATTCATTTAAATTAATTTTTCCGCCACTTGTATACTTCTTTTTTGCGTCTTGAGCAACTTTAACCCGACCACCTTTTTTATATCCCGCTAAAAAATCAGTTTGAGCTTTTTGTATGTCTGTGCCGGGAGCAAAATGTACTACTGCCGAATAATGACGCCAATCATCTTCTGATCTTGGACTACCCGCACCACGCCAAAAAGCTTTATAGTGATCAGGTTGAGGCGGAACAGGCCGTGCAGGTGAAGCAGGAAGAGATGGAGGTGTTGCTTGCACTGGCTGTTGCATCAAGGGCGTTTGAGTGGAAGCAACAATAGGTTTTGCAGGAACTGGCATCTGGCTAGGAGCGGGCATTGGAGCGGGCGCTACTTGCATTGGTTTTTGCATTAAAGGCGCTTGCACAGGAGCAACAATAGGTTTTTGCGTCCCTCTCATTGCATTTAATCTATTTTGCATTAAAAATGAATTTATTATTCCCATGTTTTCACCTTACCAATTTGGGTGACTTTTTTTCTTTGGCGACGCGCTTTTTTTGACTTTACCGCCTTTGGCGTAACCTTTGGTGGCTTTATCAAAATCAGAATCCATTTGATTAAACGACGCATTATCTTCAGCTTCTTTGTCAGACCAAACTTTGTTTATTGTTTGATCAGTTTTGGCTTTTATGTTGTCGTATGCATTTTTATCTTGAAGTTCAGTGTCATTGACAAAATAACGCAAACTTCCATCAGGACTTTTTGTTGTTCTGAAATTGTATTTTTTGATTAGGGGTTGATCATCCATGATGTTTACCAGCTTGAGTTGTTCTTGCCTTTGGAGGCAGTTGATGTGCCGCAATCCTTTAGGCTGATCTTGCCACCCTTGGCATATGAAGAGGTACTGCGCTTGACTGCACTAATCCTGTTGCCCAAGCTACTCAATTCGCTTGAAATGTCACGGGCTATGCGTTCGTCTTTAGTCAAGTTTTGTTCACGGTCAGCATACTGCCAATTTTTGCCCTTGTTATACATTTCAGACATTTCAGCATGACGTTTTTCAAGGTTTGGCAGGTCAGCACGATCACGCTCAATAGCTTCTGACTTGATCTTTTCGTTACGAGCCTTAACATCAGCCATGGACTTTTGTTTAAAAGCCTCACGATCAGCTTTCATCTCAGCGCCAGTCTTTCTAGCACCTGAACTGATATTTTTTAAAGCGGCATCAATAGCGGCTTTTGATGTTGGACTTTGTTTGTAATCGCCAGTCATGCTCATGATGTTTCCTTACCAATTAGGTGAAGATTTGTTTTTTTGATGCGTCTTTACTTTGCAGTTGTTCAAGTTGACTTTGCCACCTTGTTTGTAACCGTCTTTTTGACCAGAAAGAATCAAACCACCAACATTTTCGCCAGTGGCTCTTGGTACATCACTCTCTTCAATTGAAGAACCACCAATTGCGTTTGGGGTTCCTTGAGGCTGATTCATTTCAACTCTCCTGTCTTTTTTTTACCAACCGGGGCAGTTCCAACGCTTCAACGACGCTTTAGCTCTTGGCGCATCACCCTTTGAATGCTCCACCACGCCACTCATTCTTGCGCAAAAAGAATCCTTACGAGAACCGCCTTGAGGTTGTGGAGCCTTTAGATGCGATCCAGTTTCACGGTTGTACTTTTCGCGGCCTTTTTCGGTCAATCCAGCACCTTTGGAAGTTGGAAGCTTCTCACCCCTGCCAACGGCAAGAGAAGTGCCTCCATCCTTCATTTTGGCTGTTTTGGCTGACTCTTTAAAAGCTTGAGCAGTTGGAGCGCCTTTTGCGCCCGGCTTGCGCATGCGCTCACCAGAGCCTTCAGCGATTCGTTTACGTTTTGCATTAATATTTTCATATAGTCCGCCATTCTTCATGTGTTTATCCGCCTTAACAAATTCTTTGCCGACCTTCTGGGGTACACCACCAAAACCACCCTTGGTGTGGGCGGCGGCTTCCATCAGACGATGTTGGGCAGGTGATTTGCTTGGCATGATTAATCTGGGTTCTTGATGAGAATTAACTCAAAGAAACCAGCCGCTTCATTGTCAACAGCGCCACCAATTGCTTCGCCTTGAATACGAGTCTTCTCAGCAATTGCAATCGGATATGGGAAGTCAATGGTAGAAATGCCGTTGTTGGTTACGATGACTGGGCCAGTCAAGGCAATTCCATTTGTGCCAACAAAACGTGTTCGCGCAGTAATCAAAGTGGTTCCAGCATCTTGCGCCAAACCAATTCGAGCCACAGCCAAATAGCCTGTGTAGCCAGCAGGAACTGTGTATTGGCTTGAGGTTGCGTTGTTGAAACCAGCCGCAATTACGTTGTAAATAGTTGCTGGTACGCCAGAGGTCACAGTGCCTGTGCCAATGTAAATGATGCCTTCGTTTGCAAGGCTTGTACCTGCGGTCGTCACCAACATGGAGTTGATGCGTAAAAATGAATTTGTAGTTGTCACAGCGGTCTGACCATTCATGGTCACGGTCTCACTGATGACGGCATAGTTGGCGTCCAAACCAGTAATCAAAACAGTTCGTGCGCCAGTGCCTGCTGATGTGTCGTCTGCGTCAGCCGAACTTACGGTCATCTGCAAAGCGGCGGCTGGATAAGACAAGTTACCCACAGGGGTAATCATTTCCCATGCGGTATCAACATCAGAGTTGTAGCCAGCAATCGTTACAACAGAGTGCGCCTGAATTTGACCACGCGCCACTTGCAATTCAAACGGTTCATACGCACCTTGGCGCGTTGCGGAAGAATAAGTTCCCATTTCTTTCTCCAATTAGAAGCGGGGGCCGTAGCCCCCACCGGATTCAACAGACTTTTCCGCCGCGCTTTTTGCTTGGTGTCACAGTCACAGACTTTTCGGTCTTGGTTACGCTACCAGCAGGAGTCGTGAAATAGTCTTTTCCTTTGTTGTAAAGCTCTTTTGCCATACTCAAAGGATTTAAAGCATCTTCAAGCTCACGGCTTGCTTTGTCAGACACAGCCTTTGGGTCTTTAACAACGTACTTGTCGTTGGTAGAGCCACCCTCTGCAAAAGTGCCAGACTGCAAGTTATTAGCCACGGGACGAGAAACAGGCTTAGCAGGCATTTTTACTGCCTTACCTTGACTGTTAACAGTTCCCCCCGTGGCGTAGGCTTTTTTTGAGGCATTGCCTCCAGCCTTGTAGCCACCAGCGTTGCCGTTACGGACTTGACCAGTAGTGGTGTTCACTTTGCCGGGCTTGGCAGTATCGGCAGGACGGTTTTCCCAACTTACATCGCCACCCTTTGCGTAGCCACCAGCGTTACCCATACGAACGCCACTAGTACCACTTGCAGTGTTAGTCTTGTCCCCGTCAACAACCTTAGTCTTGACGTACTTGCCTTCGTTACCAGAAATGGTTCCACCAGCGGCATAGCCACCAGCGTTACCCATCGTTACACCACCAGTCTTGAGCTTGAGGTTTGTACCCTTGCCGCCCTTATGCTCCTGCATATCGTGCTGTTTAAAAGCCTTCTTGATCATTGCTTTGTCTTGAGCCATGTCGCCAGCTTTGCCACCCTTTTTCATCCCGGGCTGTAAGCCTGCGCCCATTGCTGGAGCCGCCATAGGAGCCGCCATAGAAGCGTTTTGATTCATCATTGCGCGTTTTGCCATGGCACGTTTTGCCATAGCCGCACGAATCGCTGGGTTAGCCATAGCCGCCATCGCTTGAGGATTAGCCATCATGCCACCCATTGCTTTATGAGCAACCTTGCCACCATCCTTGAAGTTAGGATTCATGGCTTTCTTGCGCTCGCTCATGGAAGGCTTTTTAGGTGAATTACCCTCTTCGCTTTCCATAGACTCGCGGTACTTTGGATTGCTCGTCATTGGCATGTGACCATGCTCACCCTTCTCAAGGTGCTTGGTATTTACATGACCACCTTTTTTCATCTTTAAGATGACTGAAGGCTCGGTGGTCTCCATCTTGGGCATCTGCTTGAAGCCCCCTACATTGTTTTTAGTAGCCATGAAAACCTCCTATTAGGAAACCAAGTTTTGGTTAACACCAATTGCGCCAACACGAGTTGCGTTGGGGCCAACCGCGATGCCGGGCAACAAAATACCCATCACTGTACGAACAATACCGTCCGATGCAGTGGCAGGAGTGTATGTACCGCGAACATCACCAGTAGTGGTCGTGGCAGTTGCAGTGTCAGCGGCAACAAACGTACCAGCGTCTTGAGCAAGTGTGTCATTGCTCTTCACGCTTGCAATGTAAGCCACATTGAATACGCGAACAGGCAAACCTAATTTATCACTTGTGCCAATAACAACAGCCGTTGCGGAACCAGCAATCGTTGCGCCAGAAACTTGGTAGAAGGCTTTTTTGCCAGTAACAGCAGTACCTGCAACAGAAACAGTAATCACTTCGCTCATTGGTTGACCGTAATAGTCGTATCCAGAGACGGTGAAAGCTCGTGCGGTGGTAGAGCAATTAACTTTGATTGCGCGTGGAAGATCCAACTGAATAACAGTTGTGCCATCATTGCGAACAACAGACTTGGCTGAAGTGCCAGCAGTCAATGTAACTGCGCCAGCGGCGGCGGCAGTTTGTGACGCGGCAATGTTGTTTGTAATAGCGGCTTGAGGAACAACGTCCCAAACATAGATACGACCAACGGGGCCAATACCCAAGTCCATGGGGGCAGGGTTATCAAATTGAATGTTGGTATGCGCGGTCATTGTGGTGCTAGATGCAGTCACAGATTGGTTGATGGTATATGTACCAGCACCACCGTTACCTGTACCAAAAGCAGTGATGTATGTGCCATCAGTTACGCTTGAACCGTCAACATACATACCAACAACAATAGGTGCGCCTTGCAACAGTGCAGTCACGGTTAATGTCGTTCCAGACATTGAACCAGCAAATGTGGTTGCGTAAGGGCGGATACCCGTACCCATATAAGTTTGGGCAGGGCCTAAGAAAAGGTCATCTGAAAATTGAGGCATCGTCTTCTCCTTGAAAAGTTTGACGAAAATTTAAAAAAAGGGAGGAGCTTTTGACCCCTCCCCTGTTTCGGCGTTGATTAAGCGCCGG